CCGCAATGCGTTTACTCTCGCAGTAGCCGACCTTGAGTTGCCAGAGGGTGTTCACTTTGCTGGTCGTGCAAGCGACAAGGAAATCGGTCTGTCAATGCGTGTAGTTCGTCAATACACCATCAACAATGACTCTATTCCTACTCGTTTGGATGTCCTGTATGGTTGGGCTAACTTGTACCCTGAACTCGCTTGCCGTGTTGCAGCTTAATTTTTAACTAACTAAAGGAAAAAATCATGGCGAATCCAGGCCCAGCAGTAAGTAATTCAACCCACCCATCGCAATTAAGCAGCCAGCAAGCTCTGCGTGTTTTAGCAGTTCAAAAAGGCGTTAGCGTATCTGCTTTAGGTGATACCCCTATCCAAATCAACAATAGCGCACTTTATTTGCCTACAACCGTTGTTATTGCTAACGCAAACAACAATGGTGCAACGCAATCTGTAGCTTCTGTTGCTTTGGGCGTTTACACAGCACCTTTGGGCGCAAGTGGCACAGGAACAGCAGTTTTGACCACAGCAGCATTAACAGGTCAAACTACTCCTAGCTATGTGACTGTATCTGCATCTACTGATACAAACGCTGCATTAACAGCACAGACTCTGTATGTAAATCAGACAACTGCGACTGCTACTGCAACTGTTGATATCTATATTTATGGATATGATCTTAGCCCAGGCTTCTTTTAAGCCTATGTAGTAAATTGAAGAAAGACACCCCTAAAAAGGTGTCTTTTTTCTTTTAATTTCTTATATAATCGTTGTAGAATTACCACACTACCCCTTTGCAAAGGAAAATTTATGCCATCAACAACAATCTTGCGTGGAAACGTAAAAGACTATTTTGTCTGCAATCCAAGCTTCACTCCATCAGCAGTAACAGGCACAGCCTCTACTCAAACTTTCAGCGTTCCTGGTCTTTTGACCACCGATATTACTAACGTTAGCTACAATGGCGGCGCACAAACCGCTGGTATTATCATCACTAACGATTATGTATCCGCTGCTGGCGTATTAACTATTCAATTCGCTAACGTATCAGGAAGCTCTGCTACCCCTGCTGCTGGCAATTATTTAATAGAAGTATTGCGTACTGACGGACTTCCAATTCCTGTTAACGCTGGTTAAGGATTAAATATGGCTAACGTATCAGCTTACCGCTTTGTTGGCCCAACAACGGCCATCGCAGTTACAACTTCTAGCTCGACCTCTGTCACCATTACTCCTAATGGCAATGATCAAGCTAATTTTTGTGGCTTTTTAAACGTAGGCACTACACCTATCGCTATTACTATTGCTCCAGCAGTTGCAGGAACAACTACTACAGCTTCTGCTGCGGTGCTTCCTACGGCTGGAAATAGCTCACAAAGCTTTGTTTTAGGCGTTTCAATGTCACAGCCTACTGTGCTTGCTGTACCGCCTAGCTTTGCAATTACAGCTATTGGAACAGCTAATACGCTTTATGTATTACCTATGGTAGATCAGAACTAAGGAAAAATTATGGCAAACCCAGGCGTTGCAAATAGCTCAGTTATCAATTTATTACCAGTTCAAGCTGAATATGATGCCAATGGCAACTGCTTGGGTCTTTTTGGTCAAGGTGGAAATACTTTATATGCTCCTTACAATGCTTCAACATTGTCTATTGGAAACAATTTAGTTGCTTCTTCTACTTTGCCAACGATTTCTAGTGGTTTTGGCACAAATCCAACAATTACAGCATCTAGCACTTTTGTATTTAAGATTGTGGTTGGCACAGGTGGCGCAGGAAGCGGAACAATTACTTTGCCTACTGCTCCTAATGGTTGGTTAGCTTTTGCTGCCGATGTAACCAATGGAAATAGTCTATTTTTGCAATTAACAGGAAGCACAGCAACTTCAGTAACATTCACTAGCTATTCTGTGACAACTGGTGCTGCTGCTAATATGTCTGCTGGAGATGTGGTTTTAGTTAATGCAATAGCCTATTAAGGGTAAATTATGGCTATAGGGCCAGCTTTAACGCAGGATCAAAATTTACTGCCTGTTCAGGCTTACTTTAACCTAGATGGGTCTTTTAATACCTTTATAGGTCAAGGTCAGCCTTTTTACGCTTCAATTAATCCTGTTCAATCAGGGTTAACCATTACCAACAGCACGATTGATAGCACGACTATTGGTGCTACAACCCCATCTACAGGTGTTTTTACCAATGTTTCAGCGACAACAGGACAAATTAGCACTACACCTAGCTCTAATACTGATATTGCTAACAAGTTTTATGTTGATACTGTAGCGCAAGGTCTTGGCCCTAAAGCAGCGTGTCAAGTCGCTACAACAGCCAATGTAACGCTTTCAGGGCTTCAAACAATTGATGGCTATACAACCCTAGCTGGTGATCGTGTTCTCGTCAAGAATCAATCATCTAGTCAATATAACGGAATTTATGTAGCATCTGCAAGCACTTGGACTCGTTCCACAGATATGGATGTTTGGTCAGAAGTGCCAGGCGCTTACACAGTCATTTTAAATGGCACTCAAGCAGATACAGGTTGGGTCTGCACAGCATCAGCGACAGGCACGATTAATGTTACAGCAATGCCTTGGGTGCAATTTTCAGGCTCTGCAACTTATTTTGCTGGCACAGGGTTAACCCTAGCATCTAACACTTTTAGCATTACCAATACAGGCGTTTCAGCATCTACTTACGGCTCTGCAAGCGCAGTTCCTGTAATTGCAGTAAATGCTCAAGGTCAGATCACAAGCGCAACAACTATATCTATTTCTATTGCCAATACCCAAGTTACAGGTCTTGGCACAATGTCCACACAAAACGCTAATAGCGTAGCAATTACTGGGGGTTCAATCAATGGCACAACTATTGGAGCAACTACTGCTGCTGCAATTACTGGCACTACTATTACTGCTACTAGCTTTAGCGGTGCAGGAACTGGCTTAACTGGTACGGCTTCAAGTTTGTCTATTGGCGGTAATGCTGCAACTGCAACAACTGCAACGACAGCAGGATCAGTTACAAATAGCGTAACTTTTAATAATAATGGCACAGGTGGTGCAAGTGGGTCATCTTTTAATGGCGCATCATCGTTAACTGTTTCATACAATACTGTAGGCGCACCTAGCACGACAGGTACAGGCGCAAGTGGCACATGGGGCATCAGTATCTCAGGCAACGCTGCAACAGTCACAAACGGTGTATATACAACTGGTAGCTATTCAAATCCTAGCTGGATTACATCAATATCAGGTTCAATCGTAAGTGGAGCAGTCGCTAGTGCTACAACAGCAACAAACGTAGCTGGCGGGGCAACAGGCTCACTTTTATATCAATCTGCTGCAAGCGCAACGACTTCTTTAGCATTAGGCACATCAGGCTATGTATTGACTGCTGGCTCTACTGCACCGCAATATGTAGCTCAATCAACTTTATCTGTAGGATCAGCTTCAACAGCGACAACTTCTACAAATATAGCTGGTGGCGTAGCAGGCGCAATCCCTTACCAATCAGGTGCAAGCACTACAAGCTTTACCGCAGCAGGCACAACAGGTCAAGTATTGACTTCAGCAGGCACAGGAGTTCCTACTTGGTCAACTCCGACTTCTTATGCGACTGTAACCGATGACACCACTACAAATGGCACTCGTTATCCTTTGTTTGCTAACCAAACAAGTGGAAACCTATCAACAGAATATACAAGCTCTACTAAACTTCAATTTAACCCTTCTACTGGCATATTTACGGCTACAGGGTTCAGCGGTTCAGGAGCAAGCTTAACAAGTTTAACTTCTGGCAATTTAACTGGCACTATTCCTAGTGGTGTTTTAGGAAACTCCTCGTTATATATAGGGACTACTGCTGTTCCACTCAATTCTGCAAGCGGCAGTATTACCTCTTTAGCAGTTAATATTAGCGGCTCTGCTGCAAGTGCAACAACGGCTACAACTGCGACTAACGCTACAAATATTGCTATTACTGACAATACTAGCTCTAGCTCTACCTATTATCCTGTTTTATCGTTAAATTCTAGCGGCAATAACCCAGCAACGACTAGCTCTACTCAATTAAGTTTTGTGCCTTCTACAGGCGCTTTAACAGCTTTAGCAGTAAATAGCTCAGGTGGCGCATTAAATGGCACTATCGGTGCAACAACCGCCAATACAGGTAAATTTTCCACATTAGAATCAACCGGTACAGCTTCATTAGGCACAGCTTCTACAACTTATATTCAAGCTATTGGTGATGCTTCTTACCCCGGAATTTACGCTACTGGCGGTACAAATACTCCATTAGTCTTACAACCTTTAGGAACAGGCGCATTACAAGCACAAAAGACTACTTCATCAGCAACAGGCGGTAACGCTAGGGGTGCTAATGCGGTTGATTGGCAGACTAGTAGGGCTACTGCGGCTCAAGTGGCTAGTGGTGGTTTAGGAGCAGTTATTGGTGGTGGAATTAATAATACTGTTGGAACAAACTATTCTTCTATTGTTGGCGGTAGCACAAATACTACTGGTGGTGGTAACTATGGTTTTGTAGGTGGCGGTTTAAGTAATACTGCTGGGCAAAACGTATCACAATTTGCTACCATTGTTGGGGGTAATGCAAACCAAGCATTTGGTTATTTTAATTTCATAGGTGGTGGTTTTACAAATAGCGGTACATCACAAACTGCCGCAACTACAAACACAACCACTATAGCTGGAACAGCAACAACTACAATTTATTTATCTAGCACCAACGCTAATATTAAAGTTGGTCAGTTAATAACTGGTACTGGTATTGCAAACTACACCTACGCAACATCAACAGTAACTACTGGTACTGCCGCAGTAATGAACACAAGTACCATCTCTGGTACAACATTAACTGTAGGCTCTTTAGCATCAGGCACAATTATTGCTGGTATGGTTCTAACTGGTACTGGTGTAACTGCTGGTACTTATATTGTTAGTGGTTCAGGTCTTTCTTGGACAGTATCTACAAGCCAAACAGTAGCATCTACAACAATTACTGGCACAGCCTATACATTCACAATCAGTCAAAATGCCACAACTTCTGCTGGTGTAACCCTATCTTTCTACACACCTCATGGAGTAGTAGTTGGTGGCGGTAATAACCAAGCAACAGGCGCATATAGCTTTATCGGTGGTGGTGGTGATGCTGGTACTGCGGCTAATAGAAATGCGGCAAGTGGGGATTGGTCTGCTATTGGCGGTGGATATGCTAATACAGCTTCTGGTTCTTATTCTTCAATTTTTGCAGGGCGAAATAGTACGGCATCTGGCACAGATTCCCATGTAATAGGTAATAACAGTTCAGCTACAACAACAGGAGCTTTTGCATTTTCATATACGGCAACTGCAAATGGAATAGTATCAGGTGTTTTTGCAGGAACTAGAGGAACAACTAGGTCAATAACAGGAAATACAGTTTTTTCTGCTTCAAATGCACCTTTAGGAGCAACCAATGGTTCTTCTCAAACCGCATTATTAGTAATGGCTCGTCAAACTACAGATGCAACTGCTACAGTTCTTACAAGCGATGCCAATGCCGCATCAGGCACAAACCAAGTAATCCTACCTAACAACTCTGCTTATTACTTTAAAGTTCGTGTTATTGCTGGAGTAACAGGCGGTGGAAACACAAAGGCTTGGACACTAGAAGGTGCTATTAAGCGTGGTGCTGGTGTAGGTACAACTGCTATAGTCGGTACAGTAACAACTACAGTAGTAGCAGCAGATGCAGGAGCTTCCACTTGGACAGTAACCGCAACAGCAGATACAACCAATGGTGGATTAGCAATAACAGTAACAGGACAAGCTTCTACAACAATACGTTGGGTTGCTAGGGCTGAAAGTTGCGAGATGACATTCTGATGAGAAAATCTAAATTAACTTGTGAAAACTCTTATCTTTTGCAAGATAAAAAATGGTTATATTTTCATTATGTTGAAAAAGATATGTCTTTAAGAGTGATTGGGAAACTCATTCCATGTTCATCTTTAACTATTCGTAGGGCATTGACAAAACATAATATTGCTATAAAACCAAAACATATTACCTATGGCAAAATAAATAGACAGGATACTAAAGGCGAAAAAAATCCACATTGGAAAGGTGGAAAACATCATTGCGTAGATTGTAATAAAGAAGTTGGTTATCGTTATTCTAAATATGAAACAAGATGTGATTCTTGTTCGTCTAAATGGTATCGTGGAGAAAGACATCATTCATATGTTCCACCAGAACAACGAGTTGGCGGCGAAGCGGAACAAGCTAGAAATTCTATTGAATATGATGAGTGGCGATGGGCAGTTTATAAAAGAGATAAAAACTTGTGTAAAGTATGTGGAATTCGCAAAGACCCTATGGTAGCCCACCATCTAGATGGATTTAATATGTTTCCTGAAAAACGATTTGATGTAGATAATGGTGTAACTTTATGCGATAGACATCATATTGCTTTTCATACAAACTATGGCTTTGGTAACAATACTAAAGAACAGTTTGAAGAATATTTAGCCGAAACAGCAGAAATGACATTCTAAAAAGGAAAAACCATGGCACTACGATTATCAGTTGCAACACAATTTGGCGTACCAGCAGAAGAAGCCTATGCCAAAATTACTAACTTTTATGGCACTAAAGACCAATTACAAGTCCAAGTAGCTATTTACTTTAACGAAAATGCTCGCCATCAAAATATGTCCACAGTTAAAGAAAATGCCCACTATATTGCTATGGAAGATTTAAAAGGTGACCTTATTCCAGCTATCTACGGCGTATTAAAGACTTTTGAGCAATACAAAGGCGCAGAGGATTGCTAAATGGCAATGAACCTTGACCAAACGGCAGATAAAATAACCCCTTCTACGGGGACATTAACTGTTGCAGGAACGCTTACAGGAACTACTGTAGTCGCTAATACTGTAGCTGTCGCTGATTCAAGCACTAATGCCAACTTTTATCCAACTTTGGTCAGCGCCACAGGTAGCAATCAAGCTTTAAATACTGTGTCATCTACGCTAAAATACAATCCATCAACAGGAGCTTTAAGCACAGGCTCTATTATTTATATCGCACCATAGGAAAAAATCATGGGTCAATTAGTCTTTCAAGCAACAGCAGGCGGCCAAGTAGCCTTAGTTGGCCCTAATCCGTCATCCAACTTTTCAATTAACGTACCAGCAGTAAACAGCACTTTAGCTACTTTAGCTGCTCAAACATTTGCAGGAACTCAAACATTTACAGTTGATGCTTCTATATCAGGTCTTACTGTTGGTAAGGGAGCTAATGCAATAAGTTCAAATACTGCTGTAGGTTCTAATGTATTGCGTGTAAATAGCGTTAGTGGTGCTGGCAATACAGGAATGGGAACTTCTGCTTTTTATGCAAACACAGATGGTTCTTACAATTCTGCTTTTGGTTATACAGTATTAGGTGCAAATACAACTGGAAATTACAACACAGGAGTTGGGGCACAAGCCTTAAATTCAAACACCACCGCATCTAATAACACAGCAGTAGGTTATCAAGCTGGGTATAGTAATACTACTGGCACTCCTAATGATGCTTTTGGTTATCAAGCACTTTATTCTAATACTACAGGCACAAACAATGTAGCATTAGGTTATTTAACATTAAATTCCAATACAACAGGATTGGCAAATACTGCAATAGGTTCTTTAGCTGGCCAATATATTACAACAGGAACTGGTAATACATTGTTAGGCGCTAATGCTGGACAGTATGGCGGTGCAGGAACAGGTCCAACTACAGGCAACTATAATACTTATATTGGTTCTGGAACAATTTCATCAACTGTTTCTGTTAATGGCGAATTGGTAGTTGCTGCAACAGGTAGGTCAACGCCATTATCTGGTAAAGGAACTGGAACTGGTTTTATTTATGCAGCAACATCTGGCGGAACTACAAATGGAATATATCAAGGTAACAATTCTACTCTTTGGTCTATTACTTCTGACCAGCGCATTAAAGAAAACATTGAAACCCTTACAGGTAATTTAGACATTATTTCTAAATTGCGCCCAGTTTCATTTAATTACAAAACTGGCGATAAGAAAAAAGATATTTCGTTTATTGCACAAGAATACCAACAAGTATTGCCTGACCAAGTTAATGAACACGATGCAAATGCAGAAGAAAAAGAAATTGCTGGCACAGATACACTTTTAGGATTAACGCCTAATTTAGTGCCATATTTAGTTGGTGCAATTCAAGAATTAACCGCAAAAGTAACCGCATTAGAAGCTAAATTAGGAGCATAAAAATGGAATTAACTAAAGAACAACAAGTAGCACAAGACTATAAAGCAGCTATGGATTCTGTAAACCTTATCAATGCAGGAAAACCTGCTAATATGACTGATGCTGATTGGGCTGATTGCGTAGCTCGCAACAAAGCACATTTAGAGTTACAAGTCGCTAAAGGAGCAGAATACTACGGCTCTAATGATTTAACCCCTTTTACAGCAGCAATCGCTAAATAATGTTTACTTGGAAAATTTTAGAAGTTTCTGCTAAAGAGGGCGTGATTACTCATGCTCGTTATCACGTCACCGCTTCAAGCGAAGATAAATCAGTAGAAACTGAAGGTAATTGGTATTTTGACTGCCCTACTGCTAAGACACCATTTGATGAAGTAACTGAAGAAATGGTTGCAGAATGGATTGAGAAAGAGGCAGTAAAAGATGGTGAATGCCACATTACTGCTCGCTTAAAAGAACAATTAGAATCATTAGAAAATAAAGTTATCCCACCTTGGCAACCCCAAGTATTTAAAGTAGGAATATAAAATGACGGCACCGATAGACATCATTTCAAGAGCATTAAAAGATATTGGCGCATTAGAAGCGGGTGAAACTCCTACGCCTGATGCTGCTCAAGATGCTTTTGATATGCTCAATGACCTTGTAGATCAATGGTCAAACGAAGAAATGATGGTCTATTACAAGAATGAAATTGTGTTTCCTATCGTTTCTGGTCAGACTCAATATACTATTGGTCCTGGCGGTCAAATTGGCGCAATCATCACAGGATCAATCTCAGGCAATATTCTGACTGTTACAGGCATTAGCTCTGGCGCAATCAATGTAGGGCAAACCCTTAGTGGTACAGGCATCACAACAGGAACTAAGATTGTTGCAATGCTTACAGGTGCAGGCAATAACGTCAATGAAGCAGGCACATATCAAGTTAATATCAATCAAACTGTTGCTTCTACAACGATCAATCTTTACTATCAGCGCCCATTAAGCATTGATTCAGCATTTGTTCGCATCAATACAAACTCTAATGGCGTACCTATCGTTAACGGTGGCTTAGACTATCCTATCGCTGTTTTAGCGGTAGAAGAATACGAAATGATTGGCTTAAAGACTTTGAACGGCCCTTGGCCAAAAGCTCTTTACTATCAGCCTTCAGAATCATTAGGTAACATCTATGTATGGCCTAATCCTTCTCAAGGTGAAATGCACATCTTTACAGATAATCTGTTTCAAAGCTATACCACTTTAAACGATCCTATTATTCTGCCCCAAGGCTATACAATGGCTCTTAGATGGTGTTTAGCAGAGCGTTTAATGCCTATGTATGGCAAAGCATCACAAACACAAATAGCAATGATTCAACAGTATGCAGCGCAAGCTAAAGCTACTGTTAAACGCATTAATATGAAGCCTGTTCAATCTGCTAGATTCGCTGATGCTATGTTGGCTTCTCGCCAAAAAGATGCTGGCTGGATTCTATCAGGTGGCTTCTTTAGATAAGGTTAAAAATGCCCGATTTTGGTTTTGTTGGCCCGTCATACGAAGCGCCCTCGATTTATCAGGATGCTCAAGAGTGTATTAACTTTAGAGCTGAAATTGACCCATTAAAGCTGCCAGGTCAGCGTGGCATCGTTGCGCTTTATCCTACGCCTGGTTTGACTACACAAGTTGTTTTGCCTAATACGCAAGAAGTGCGTGGCATGAGAACAGTAAGTGGTGGTCAGCAAATGGTCGCAGTCTGTGGCCCATACGTTTATGTTTTAACTTCCAATCTGACACCTACCATCGTTGGTCAATTAAATACCAGCTCAGGTCACGTAGGAATTACAGATAACGGAGTTAACGTCTATATTGTTGACGGAGCATATCGTTACACATGGCGCATTAATAATCCTACTGCTGCGACTATTCAAGCCTCAATCTCAGGCACAACTCTGACAGTCAGCCGTACCTACACAGGCACATTAGCTATCGGTCAAGCTTTGTATGGTATTGGCTTGTCTAATGAAACTGTGATTTTGTCAGGTTCAGGCACTACTTGGACATTAAATAAG